CGCCACGGTGATTATCGAAAGCTAGAGTGTTACAGGCCGGAGAGGTCGGTTAACGCCGCCATCCGGCAATATCACAGTTTGTCCGCGTGGTGCAGCAGGATAAACTTATCCCACAGCTGTTCTTCATTTTCGTTATGGGCCGGATCTTTCAGAATGGTATTTGGGATCGGGCACACCTTCTGGCAGGTCGGCGTATCATAGTGACCAACGCATTCGGTGCAGCGATCGCTGTTAATTTCATAAATGCTATCACCCATGGATATTGCCTCATTCGGGCACTCCGGCTCGCACATATCGCAGTTGATGCAGCGCTTAGTAATTAGTAAAGACATTTCAATCAGTTACCATTAAATCTATTTATAATCAGTAAGTTAAGTATGATTGAAATCGCCACATATTATTAACTTACTGTATGTTGATCCAGTACATTTAACCCTGATAAACTCAATCCAATAACACAAAACCGCAACACATTGCATTTTAGCCTGACGAAAAGGCATGCATGTGTGAGCTTGTTTTCTGCGCCTTAGCAGATAAGGATTGAGAATGCCGCGCACTGTAACACATAAACCGGATAGCCCCAATAATGACGATGTTTTAGCCGCATCTGAAAAGTGGGACTCCTGTAAACCTCCCTACACCAGTACACACATGAGAATCTGTGTTGCTGCCGCCAAAACGATCCTCGCCGCCTCAGGCATTTCCCGCCGTTCCAAATACGAAAAAGAAAACTATCTCCGTATTGATTTTAGTAAAGCAGGAAAGGTTACATTTTACGCTGAATTCCCCAAAAAGATGGGACTCAAAGGGAAAAAGCTTGGTGAATGGCCGGAACTTGCAATTCAGCTGGCGCGTGAGAAAGCCTCTGGAATGGCTGAAGGTGGACTGCGAGCCGAGTCTGTTCATGCTGCCCTGGACATGTACCGGGATGACCTCAAAGCAAAAGTAGACCGTCAGAAATTGAGCCACGATAGTTTTTCCACCTACGGTGTGCGCATCGCTCGAATTAAAGCAACGTTCGGAGATCGCGAGGTGTTTAGCGACGTAACGTATAGTCGGCTGGTGGATGTTCTGGACGAGTGGATCGCCACTCGCTCGAACAATAACGCCCTGGAGTTATTCGCCGAGCTTCGTCGATTCTGGAAGTTTTGCGCCCCCACTCTTTGTAACGGCCGAAACATTGCTGCCAGCCTACCTGATGACTATGTATCCTCTCGCGTGCAGAAACCTACCCCCACACGGCTTTTTACCGATATCGAATCAATTGCCAGGCTATGGCTCAATGTGGCCGCATGTACTTCAATACACCAGAAGAATGCAGTTCGCTTTATGATCATCACCGGCGTACGGCCGATAAACATTCATAACTTGCGCTGGGATTATGTTAACGAGGTAGCTGGCGAAATAGTTTACCCTGAGGGGGTGATCGGTATGCGCGGCGCGATGAAAACACAAAAGGCTTTCCGCCTGCCGATAACACCAGAAATACGGCGGATTATCGACGAGCAGAAAGCCTGGCGTGATTCAGTTCCTGAGTGCAACAAAGATTACGTTTTCTTGCAGCCTCGTGATCCAATGGAACCATTTTCAAAACGGTCTCTGGATAAACTGGTAAAAACGTACAGCCCGGAGGGGGCGGTAAAAGGTATAAAACATGACGGGACGGTTAAAGGGAGGGAGGGTGCATTTAATACGATGTGTCGTAAGTTCTTAAAGAGCAACGTTATCGCCCTGATGAAGGCAAGAGGCTACTCCCGATCGGACCGAAGGGAGATAAGCCTCCTTTGCCTTCATCACAGCAGCAAGTCAGATGACCCAATGGCAGAACACTACGACTTTTCAGATGAAATATTGCAGGAGGAGATCGCTTTGAAGCGAGAGGCGTTTGAGGCCCACGAACGCAGTATACTTGCACAGTCCGCACTACTGAGGAGAAGGGGTTAAAACTGGCTCCGACACTTCTGGATAAAGGCTTCGACGTTACGGCGCTCGTAGCGCACCACCTTCGCGCTGAATTTGATAGGAGCCAGTGTGGCGCGGTGCCTGTGTGTTGTATTCCACAGGCACAGGGTCTTCTGAGTAATGCCCAACTTTCCGCATACCTCATCCGGAGTGAGAAGATCATCAGGTTGTTCTGCCATATTAAACCCCACGTTCTTTTTGGTTGGGAACAATTTTCTGCCAGATCGCAGAAACGTATTTGGCCTGGTGTTTGGCGTCAGCCAGCGCATTATGCATATCGCCTTCAAACGGAATATCCCGGCGCGGATTGATGCCAATGGCTCGACCTAACTCAACAATGGTTCGCACATCACGATCATTCGCAAAATGCCAAAGGCATGGAATGGATTCACGGTCATAGCTGGCCCGCAGAATTACGTTATCGAAGGTAGCGCCGTTCCCCCATACCTGAACTTTGCCAGAGTCGGCGTTATCGCGAATAAAGGTGTACAGCTTAATCAGTGCGGCTGAAATTGTTATCGCATCCTTATCGCAAATAGCCGCTCTGGCTTCCTCGCTTTGCTGCATCCACCACAAGATGGTATCGCCATCAGGAACTGCGCCGCCGCTAACTGCGCTCTTAAGGCTGACAACCCGGTAAAAATCTTCCCCCAACTCACCAGTAGATGGCTCAAAGAAAACAGCACCGATAGAGACGATAGGGGCATTGGGTTTATTACCCATAGTTTCGAGATCGATCATTAAATGGTTCACGTTAAATATTCTCTTGTTAAGTGCTGGTGGACTGGCTGGGCATTTGGAAATCAGTCATCATCTTCATCAATAAAATCTATCAATTCCCCATCATCATGAAGACCAAGGCATAGCAGAGGGTTAGTTGCAGCCAGCATTTCACTAGCTGCGCCACGGCGTTGAATGCGTCTCAGAACCTCATACATTTCGAACACCTCGGTGCGCTCGTTGCCAATATCCATATCACAGGCCAGCGTATGAAAATCTGTAGTGAGCGCATGTAGCCTCTGAAGCAATTCCTCTTTACTCACCTTTCACCTCCCGCTCAATGTCAGGAATTACCTCTTTAACGGCTCTGCGAACCTCGCTCATCGACTGGCTAAACCAATTGAAACCGCCGGTGTAACCGTCGAACTTCGCGCCTTTGGCGTTAATTTTTGCCACCGTGATATCTCTGGCCGCATTAATCATCGCTACGGCTACAGCTTCAGGGATCTGGTTACTCACCTTTCACCTCCTGCGGGGCGGCTGCAAGCATATGTGACCAAATTAACCTGCGCGTCTGGCGCATTGCACAATCAGGATCATCCCAAGCGTGGTGCTGGCATCCAGAGTTATGCAGCATCATTGCTTCTGTCGGCTCCTTCGGCACCATCACGTAACCGGGAGGAGCAACGTAGTGAACCTCGACGGAACAGTCAGGACCGGATGCCGGGTCAATGCCGATAACCGGAGAATTTCCAGCCTGACCACACGCGCAGCGCGTAATACCCATTTCACCGACAACCCAACCTTCATCGCCGCACCGTTCGCAGTTGTGAATGCCCTCGATAGCCATAATGCGCTCATCGTCGGTTGGCCCTTCCTGCCGCCATACTTTACGCTCAGCCTTTAGGGACAGAGCAAGGTGCTGCTCCATCGATGTTTTGGCGCCGGCGATGATTTCATCCAGCACATCGTCGGTAAGGTCTTTATCTGGAATCATCTCAATGCGTCCCCCACACTAATAAGACCCTTAGTGGTCAAGTAGTCCATTGCTTCACTGTGCAACTTACTGTCTGGGCTTGCCTTTTTCAGTGAGCGGACTAATCGCTTAACCCACATCGTTAATTCGTCCACTTGCCTGGTGTCCTCATTGGTGAGGGTACCAGTCTGGAGCATGGCGGCGCGGCAGTGATTCCACCAAGCGGCACGAATAATCGCATCTCCAATGCTCATGTCCGGATACTCACGGCACAACTCCTCCCAGTGCTGCATTGGTGGCACTACCGGCTGCTGCGCGTGGCGATAGAGCGGGAGGTTTTCCAGTTCCTCGTCATCGCAGTCACGCATGACCATAACCTCACGCCCCCGGTTAAACTCGGCAATCTCATCGCTACCTACAACCCACGCCACCGGCTCGCTGTCCATTGCGGCCAGCGCTATTTTGAAAATTTGCGAGTCAATCTGCGCCTCTTCCAGGTGTGGATATTTTTCAGTGATTGCAATCCTGTGCTTTAGCTTTTCGATTAACTGCTCTCTGGTAAATTTGCTGGTCATAGCCCGCGCTCCTCTCTTGTCTGCGCAAAAATAGCGGCGTTATTTCCTTCTGGCGTCAATTTCACGCTGTACCATGTGTAACCCTGCTTTTCGCAATCGCTGCAAAAAACAACGAAACCCCGCCTAAAAAGCACAGGCAGCGATGGGCAGTTAACTCTGCGCCTTCCGTTGTCCTCATCGCCACGCTTTCCATCGCCTTGCAGAAAGTAACGGGTGCCGTTTTTCATTCTGCGAAGCGTGTAAACCTGCGCGTCTGTTAATTTGCTGGTCATTGGTTGGCTCCTTCTTCCTGATATTTTTCGAACCAGAAAATCACAGGCGCATTAGTCGGCTGGACTAGTCCGAACGATTCCGCAGTGCGGTAACTTCTCGACGCCCGGCGAGTCACATCAACTTGAGTTGCAATGCGATTGCGAAAATCCTCAACCGTGCTGCACATTTTGAACAGGTTGCAGGGTATACATGCCGGAACCATATTGTTGATGGTGTCGTTTTCAGGTCTGTCCATTGCGTAGCCGTTACTGATATTTCTTCGCACCGCTTCGACGTGGTCAGCGTGCCATTTGTCGCTAAGCTCACAGCCGCAGTAAGCGCAGCGGCCGCCAAACTTCATGCGCAGCTCTGCGCGCTGTTTTTTGGTCAGTGCCATCTACTCCCCCTCAACCTTGATGCCAGCGGCGGTGAGCGCAGCATCGACATCGTCGGCGAAGTAGTAAGTTAATCCGCTCGATGATTTAGCCAACTTGAATGGCTCTGGCATCTTCACGGTGCGGGACTCCAGCTCTGCGATGCGCGCTTGCAACTCCTCGCAATGGTCCGTTATCCCACGGCATTGAGTTTTCCAGTAGGTTTCCATCCCTTGCGCCTTCTCCAGCGCCTCTACCAGCGCCAGCACGTTCTCGTGACTAGCTAACGCGATGAACTTAGCGTCCGTCCTATGCAGCGCAAGACCATAGTCGCTCGCCAGTTGCTCTTCGTTCCACCAAGTCGAACCTTCTTCTGCGATTGCTTTCTCTGCTGCCGCTTTCAGGCTCTGCGCCAGTTCGGTGATATCAGTTGTCATGCTGCACCCCAGCAAATTTGAGTTTTGTACGAGCTTTCCATGCGCTTCACCGCGCCGATGGCTTCGAGCTTCTTCAGGCGGCGCAGCGTATAGGCCGCATTGATGTTTTTGTGCTTCCTGCGTAGCCAGTAGGTCACGACGTAAGTCATGCACTTACCGTGCTCAGAAAGCACCTGGATGATTTCTTCGTCGGTAGGTTTGCTCATTTGGCCACCTCTGTGTTCGCATGCTCTCGAATTTGCTCGATAAGCTCGCTGGCGTCGACCTCAAAGCACTCCAGGGTTTCGCATCCGCCAACCTTAGAGCCTGATATGCGGTAGCCGCCGCTGTCATTGCTGACGCATAGAGAAAGTCCGCCGCTCTGGTTATGACAGACCTCGATATAAACGTGATTTGGCTTTAGCATTTGTCGGCCCCCTCGCGCAGCTGCTTGGCGAATCTCTCAGCGTCTACCGCACTACCTGCATAAGCCGCGCGGAGCATCTGGTCCATTTCGTTGCGATGCTGTCGAACGTATTCTTTCTGACTTTCAGCGAACTCCTCCACCCCATCAGCCTTAATCCCGGCCAGATAAGCGGAGGTGGCGGGGGTTTCAGGCAGCAATCTGTAGTCGCTTGAGCCCAGCCACCCGTTTTCAGCTGACGGCTTTTCGTAATCAGACTCAGTGGCCTGTTGGATAATCACGCCCCAGCGGGTTGTACCGGCTTCCTCCGGCCATCCATCACCAGCATCCTCGCGATAATCATCGATCATCTCTTCAGCCGCTTTGATTGCCTCTTCCCGAGTCTGGTACGTCTCAAACCCTGCATCATCGCTGTACATGAAGAATTTGTGCCCGGCCTTCAGCCCCACATTCTCCGCAGCCAGCTGCCGCAGCTGGTCCTGCAGGTCTACGCCAGCCGGGCAGCCAACAATCTCCCGGCACTTCTCGATAGTTGCCAGTGCAGCCGTTAGCTCGCCTTTCAATTCGCCTACAGCATTGAGTTTTCTCACCAGGTATTCAGCGTTTGATTCATTGACTTTAAGATCACCGGGTAAGCATTCGCCACGGAGAAATCCTTCCATTTCATATACGTTCATGCTGTCCACCACTCAATAATCATGCAGATACCTAAGGTCAGAACGACAAAGGCGATTAACCCGAGAAGATTGGCTACCGCGGCAAACCGACGCAGTGCGTATTTGCTGTAATGGTCAGGATCAAAGTTCATAAGGCCTCAGAAAATAGTTATTTGCGTAACTCGCTCCACTGCCTGATAAGCGATGCGCGCGCTGCTTTCATGCTGTCTTTCTGGTATGTAACGCTCACGGAATGATGCCTTGCAGGGCAGTTAAGTGAGCCATACCTCAGGAAAGGACTGTTTCCATGCCATGAAAATTGCGCAACGGCTCCACAGGTCGGACATATTTGTTTGCTGGAGTCGCTCATGCCGCATCACTCTCCTGATCATCAGGTTCCTCGGAATCTTCTGCTGGTGGGCTACCGTGTCGAAACTCCCGGAGGATAGAAATAATTTCAGCTCGCATCGCTGGTGGGATTTCAATGATCAGCCCCTCGCTTGTGTCCTCGCTGCAGGATGCAATCAGCTCCAGGAATTTCCTGGCCTTGCCTGCGTTAAACTGGGGATTGGCAATGCTTTTGGTAACTTTTTTCTTCCCAGCGGCTTCAGCCTTCTTCATCAGCCGAGAGGCCTCACGATCCGCGTATACCCCATGCTCGCGAGAAATGCCTATTGCGATGGCGTAGTTCATTGAGCCATCACGGACCAACTTTTTGATATACGGGGTACATTCATGCAACTGAAGATGCTGCAGGATATCGGACTCTGAGCGCTTAACCTTTGCCGCAATCTCTGACGGGCTCCATCCCTGATTTTGCAGGCGGTGATACGCCGCGCCACGTTCCAGGGGAGTAAGTGCCAAACCCTGAGAACTGGTCACCATGAAAGCGATTTTATCTGCTTCGTTGCCGACAAAGTCTTTGCACTCAAGGCGCACAATGTCGTGACCCATAGCGATAGCAGCGAGCGCACCGTGATAGCGATGGTGGCCGTCGATCACCTTTACGCCACGCTCAGTAACTTCTACAGCCAGCGGCGGGATATATTCCCCGGCAATAAACGCATCGCGGAATTCGTCAACATGAGCCTGGTTAAGTTCACGGACGTTGTAGCCTTCTTCTGCGTAAATTGAAGAGATCGGGACGTTGTAGGTTTTTCGGGTAGTCAGCCCGGATTCTTTGTCGTTATACAGCTGGCCTAAGCTGGGCATATGGTCACCTTTTTGAATTAGGGAGTGCTTCGCTATGCGCCCCGCAGGGAGGCGCATAAAACAACACACGGAATGGATGGGTTAGATAGAACCTTCGTAGATAGGCAGGTCTTCGCCGAGTTGGTTTTCCATATCGGTAACGATTTCCTGGAAGGCGTGTTCAATGATTTTTTTCGGTTCGATCAGTTCATACCAAAGAATCAGCTGACCATCTTTCAGACGGTAGCGGATACGGGCATCAACCTGGTATGCCGCGCCATTATGGAAGGGCGCGATTGCCAGACTGATTTTTTCCGGGATTTTTGTATTGCCGGAGCCGGATTTATCATCGCTGTACTGGAACTGGCAGGTTCCGTCCTGCAGGCGCTTAACCGACTTGAACTCAACTTTCCTTGTTTCCTGGAATGCGAGAACCATTTCCAGCAACTCAGTACCCGACGGGCCAGTATAAGAGTCACTAACCGGCGCAATATTCTTGATGTTGTTTTCGAGGAATTCAGCGAAATCAACCTGGTTCATTTTTCTGTTGTCAAAACCAGACCAGGCCTTCCAATCATCGGAATAAGGGCAATCATAAACTGCTTTATGATCCCCCCAGTTGGCATATTCAGCGCATTGGTGGAAGTCCAGTACAGCAACAATCCGGGTAGTAGTTTTATCCGCAAAAACCACGGAACGTTCGTCGCGAAAACGTTGGATATAAGCGATCAGCGAACCTGGAGAGATCAGATTGGTGTGCTGGCGAATGCGTGAAGGTGAGGACTGGAAGTCTTCCAGTGATTGAACCTCAAAGCCTTCAGGAACAACAACTGACGGGATGTCAGTATTAGTTTTGAGCGTAGCAGCAACCAGGTCACGGATGTTGTGCACGGCAGAGCCTTCAATTTGAGACATTGAATATTTCCTTATCAGTGTGTGGAGACGACGTTAGGGTGGAATTACTGGGCCAGCTTGATTGGTGCGGCCTGAGCGACCGGCTCGATAACTTTCAAATCCAGCTGAGTTTGTGACGGGTCGTCACGGAGGAGATCGCCGTCGGCGGTGGAGAACATGATGGTATCAGCGCGGTCCAGTTCGGGAATGGTCCGGCTAACTTTCGGCGTTACCTTCATGGTATTTTCGTCACGCGTGTTCAGCATGGCGCAATTCAGCGTCAGCGTAACAGCGCCTTTCTTACCGGTTTCACGAACAGCTTTAATGACTTCTGCCAGCGCCTCGGTAAGTTCGGCATCCAGGGTGCCTTTGTTGATATAGGCCAGTTGCTGGCTAAACGAGGTAGCATTTTTTGGTTTCGGACATAATTATCTCCAGTTATCAGCAAGGATCGCCTTTCTGGTTAAGAAGCTTGCACAGCCAGCTACGGCGCCAGAGACGGGCGATGGTTTTTGGATTGCGAACAGCCTGCACACCACGATTGACGCGCATCAGGTCGCCGTACTGAAAATTAACGTTACGGGAGGTCATATAAATCACCGATTGGTTAGGTATCCGGCAGGAGTTGAACCCGCGCTGGGTTGGGCATCCCAGCCAACACCGGAAGCGGACACATTGAATAAAAAGGGCGGTTATCCACCAGAACATTATCCCCTTCCTCCTGTTTGATTGGTGGAAGACTGGATAACCGCCAATACTACTGAGTGGATAAACAGTCTGATTGTTTATCCATGATTTGCTTGTAATTTGAGCAATGCATTGTGTTAGAATTGGCAGTCCTAAATGCGGAAAGGGAAGAGCATGATCTATCTATTGAGTGACCTGAATAGCGACGACATCATTGAAATTTCTGATTGGGAGGTTGTTCGTCAACGAGAGAATTTTCATGAAGATGTTGATCTTAAAGATAAAAAGCTATTCAAGATTATCGGTAGTTATGAGCTAAAAGATAAACGCACTTGCGGCATCACGAGCTGCCATAAAGCTCATAACCGTGGATACATTGTTGCCACGGAAGATGGCATAGAGACCAACATTGGAAACGACTGTGGTTTTAAGTATTTTAATGTTGCCTTTAATGACCTCACAAACTTGTTTTTAAGAAATCTCAAGAATGAGCAAAGAAAAATAAGTCTATTTAAAGCTGTTATTAAAATACCTGAATGGCGTAAAAAGGCCGACTCACTCAAAAAGGGTGAGTTTAATATAGACTGGGCTATAAAAAACATTGATTGGATAAAAGACCCATCTGTTATTGGGCGATATGCCAGCACGGAATTAAAACGCATGGCTTCAACATCAACAACTAAGGTGACGATTTCCCGCGTAGCGTCAAAGGAAGAAGCAGACATTCAGGAAATATTTGACCGAAAATATGCAGAATCTGAAGAACAGACAGTCGAAGATGTCATTGGATCAGTTGAACATGTCGATTGCTTACTGGAGCAGAATGATTTGCGTCAGGCATTTTACATGTCCGTAACTAAAGTAATGAAAGAATTGGTGAACTGTAATCCGTCAACTATGTCAAGCCCAGCTATGGCTAAGCTAGTTTTGAAGGTAAGTAATATAGAATTTAATCTCAATTTCTCATGCGAGCGACTAGAAGCAGCTAGAAACTTCCTGATAAAGGAAAATCTTCAACCCATTTACGATAAAATGTTTCAAATGGATGTTGTAAGCCGTTCTGACCTACAGCAATATTCAAATTTTATAAACTGTTTACCTTCAAAGTAGCTGACGTAGGCAGTATAGACCAGAAATCATAATCTTCAGGGGAATAGAATTTCATTTCCCCTGCAATCCATCCACAGAAATAAAGAAACGCGCCCTCCTGATCAAATACCCCCTTTACTAAGGAGTACCCTTCACAACTACTGACAAGCAGGTAGTCATTTGATTCTTCATTTTTATCCGGTATTGAAATTGCTTGTTTAAATTGAAGCGCGAAAAAACCTTCAGTGTTTGACATCTTATCTCCTGCTTGTAGTTAAATTCAGCCCAACCCCCTCATACGGAAGGGGCTGGAATAAATCGGTTTCACGTTCCTACCCTGCATTCCGGTTCTAACGGGTTAACAGGGCATCCGGCGGCACCCCGGATTATGGTTTGTGATAGCCCGATCCAGATTGTTAAAGAGCGGTAGTTGTCTGAGAAAATCATCCCGGTCTTCGTATGCCCCGGGCGGCTACTTCGTGGGCGTCCTGCCTGTTTGCTTTTGATGTAACTGAATGTACCTTTAGTTACCTTTGCCGTCAAGATTGTTTTGTACCTTTTGTTACCAGTGGGTGCAAAAAAATAGCCGGGAGTAGTTCCGGCTATATGCATGGGAGGGGAGAGAGGGTTAGATATTCTGAGTGATTTGAACTACTTTTCCGACGATTCTACAGTTACCGTTAATCTCTATAGGTTTAAAGGCAGGGTTAAGGGGCATGAGATAACAATGTGGGCTATCCCATACCAACTTTTTCACTGTGGCCTCAGTTGAACCCTCCAGCATAGCAACAACAATTTTCCCGTAAAGATCATCAACCTGCCCAAAATTAGGTTCAACGATAACAATAGAGCCCTCAGGAATCGAAGGGAGTCCATTGGGATTTGTCATTGATTCGCCACGGACTACAAGTCCAAAAGCTTCATCAGAAACATTTGCGGTGGTTTGTGTCCAGGATATCACATCAGTCAGTCTTGAGCTTGAGTAGGTATCAGTCCAGTTTCCAGCCTGAACCGCAGAAATGATAGGGATAGCGACAGGAGACTTCAGGAACGGGAAAACTTTTGTGTCGTCCGCTACTACATCACCCTCACCATAGAGTAGCCACTCCGATGTAACCTGAAGGGCAAGGGCGAGTTGATGAAGGTTTTCTCCATCAGGTTTTGTTGTACCGTTTTCCCATTTAGTTACAGACACCCTACTAACTCCCAACTTCTTTGAAAGGGTTTGCTGTGTGATATCTAGTTGGACCCTACGGGAACGAATTCGGTCTTTCATTTCTGTTTTCATGTAACCAATGTTACCTATTATTGAGGTAACTTTTATTTGCTATTTAATGTACCTTTTGTTACCTTCAAATCATCAGATAACAGGAGTCATCATGCGCAAACACGAAGTCATAGAGTATTTCGGCGGTGTTTCTAAAACCGCTAGTACTTTAGGGATATCTCATCCAGCTGTTTGTCGTTGGGGGGAAGTAATCCCTGAAAAGCAGGCATTTGTAATTGAGCGAATCACGAACGGAAAGCTTAAGTACGACGCGAGCCTTTACCAAAAGTCTACCGATTCAGCAGCATGACCGTAACTACCAAAGGAAATTCAACATGGTAGAGCAAAGCCTCAAAGAAGTTGTAAAAGCAATGTGCAAGGCATACCCAGGGGGACGCGAAGCTATGGCTGGCGCTCTTGGGATGACGATCACCCAGTTCAATAACAACCTGTACGAGAAAAACGGGTGCCGGTTCTTTGAGGTCGCAGAGCTTGAAGCGATGGAAGACATTTCCGGGACATCAGCGCTGGCTGATTACTTCGCAAAGAGACGCGGGGCATTGCTGGTGGATGTTCCCAAATTCGAAGACCTGGATCAGGTCGAACTTTTCAACAAAACCATCAAAGCAGCCGCCATGCGCGGGCATGTGGATCAAGTCATCAATCTTGCTCTGGAAGATGGCGTGATTGATGAAGCTGAGGCCGATGAAATCAGGCACTACCACAGGAAACACCTCGCAGCACGAGAGGAAGAGGTGAAGTCCATCCTTGCTGTCTTTGGTCGACGAAAACCAAAGCGAGAGTAACCCCTTACAGGCTCACCACGTAAGCAGGAGGGCCAATGTATCAGGACGAATATTTTCACGTGACTATGCCCACGGTTTTTGCTCGTGAGGACGCCCCGTGGATTAAAGAGCAATTAGCAGCACTCCCGGCAGGTATGCGGGAAAAAATCGCGATGGCGTATGCGCAGGCGTACCAGGAAGCGTTCGACGCTGAACCGGTGTCATTCCGGCAGCAGAACGCAGCACGACGGACGGCAAATCGCCGATTGCGAGAGTTTTGTACGAGATATACCCCAGCAGTGAGGGGATATACCTCGCTCCCACCCAGGGTGTGAATTTTTGAAACCGGGTTGGGGGAAAGGGGGCGGTGTTGGGTTTTAGCCCGAAGGGCTGGAACAGCTTTACCAGAAGAGAACGATCTAACAGATAGATCACTGTATGGGGTTAAAACGCCAACTGGAAATCTGGACGTTTAGCCATCCAAAAGGAGCCAAAATGATTTATTCAGAAGCTAACGAAAAATGGTCCCCGGTGCCGGTTGAGCCGTATTCCAGAGCCTACGAGGTCAGCAACCTTGGTCGGGTGCGCAGCATTCCACGCCTGGCTAACTCTGAATATTTTATTCGTCACATCCACGGTGGTTTTCTGAAAGGACGCCAGCGTAAAGACGGGACCAAAACCGTTACGTTGTCAGTTCAGCGGCAGCGCACAAAGTTTGTGATTGCCGATCTGGTGGCGATGGCATTCGGGGAGGTTCCAGCCAATGCTTAACATCCAGCCCCGCGAAAAACAGATCGTCGCGCTCAACATGCTGCGCAGCGCATGGAAGCAGAATAATTCGTTCATGCTCTACGCCCCGGTAGGGTTTGGCAAAACGGCTATTGCTGCGCTCATCGCAGACGGGTTTGTTAGTCGTGAGATGCGAGTAATGTTTGTTGCACCTTACACCGTTCTGCTGGACCAGACCGCAGCCCGATTCATGGAATATGGTCTTCCTGGTGAAGAGATCAGTTACGTCTGGCGCGATCACCCGTCGTACAACCCGACGGCGCTTATTCAGATTGCCAGCGCCGATACGCTTATTCGTCGAGAGTTTCCGGACAATATCGACCTGCTGATCGTTGATGAAGCCCACCTGAAACGCAAAAAACTGCTGGAAGTTATCGACAATCTCACGCGCAACACGGCAACGAAGGTGATCGGCCTTTCCGGTACGCCTTTCGCTAAGTTCCTGGGTAATTATTATCAGCGCCTGATCAAGCCTACGACGATGAAAGAGCTGATCGCCATTGGTGCTCTGAGCAAATATGAATTTTATGCACCGTCGCAACCTGATCTTTCAGGGGTCGAAACGTCATACGTAGCTGGCTATGGCAGCGACTACAAAGAAGGCCAACTCAGCAAAGTTATGAGTGAAGCCAAACTGGTCGGCGATATCGTAAAAAACTGGCTGGAGAACGGGCAGGATAGGCCAACAATTTGTTTCTGCGTTGATGTTGCCCACGCGAACTACGTCACGATGGAATTTGCTCGCACAGGGGTAACCGTTGAAGTAATGACGGCCAGCACACCACATGACGAACGCCAACTGACGATCCGCCGTTTTGAGCAGGGCATTACCAAAATAATCATCAATGTTGGTGTACTGGTCGCCGGGTTTGATAGCGATGTGCGCTGCATCATCTTTGCCCGACCGACAAAAAGTGAAATGCGCTGGATACAGACGCTGGGCCGTGGATTGCGTACTGCCCCTGGGAAAGATCACTGCCTCATCTTCGACCACAGCGGCACGGTCAACAAGCTGGGTTATCCAGATGATATTGAATATGACTATCTCCCGTCGTCATCTGACGGCATGGAAGAGGCCCCGCAGCGCGTCACTAAAACCGACGAACCGGAGAAGCTGCCGAAAGAGTGCAGCCAGTGCCATTACGTCAAACCCGCCGGAATGTACATCTGCCCGAAATGTGGTTTTAAACCGCTGGCCGGGGAAGACGTTGAAACAGACAAATCCCGTGGGCTGACAAAGGTCAGTAAAGCGGAAGTTAAATACACCACAGAGCAGAAACAATCCTGGTTTTCTCAGATTCTTTTTTACCAGCGCACCCGCGCAGCGCAGGGACGTCCGGTCAGTGATGGCTGGTGTGCGCATACCTACAAGCAAAAATTCGGCGTATGGCCGAGAGGGTTACACCACACCCCGCAGCAGATCACACCTGAAGTCAGCAATTACATCAAATCAAAACAGATCGCCTTTGCGAAGGGCAAAAGCAAACAAGAAGGGGAAGCCGCATGAACACCAAACTGAGTACCAAAAAAGCAGCAATAGGCCGCTGGGCAGAAATTTACAAACGCTTTGGGCTTCCAGGTGTGACAGGAAAAAAGCATTGGCCGAAAGAGTGTCCAGTATGCGGACGGAAGGGGAAATTCCGTTGTGATGACAAGGATGGTACCGGTTCTTATATCTGCGTGTGTGGTTCTGGTGATGGTTGGGCGCTGCTTGCGGCAAAAACAGGCAAAGAGTTTAAGGTACTTGCCGCTGAAGTGGATCAGATCATCGGCAACGAGTACACGGCTGACCGTACCTTAGTGAATCCGGCACGCACAACACTGGCGCAGCAGCGTGAGAAGGTGAGCCGTAAGTTTGCAAAGCTCACCCCGCTGCGTGGTACCGGTGCCGATAGCTACCTGAAGGCGAGAGGGATTAACTCTCTTCCTGCAGAGAGCATCAGATTCTGCGACAAACAACCGGTAGACGGGAAAAACCTGCAGGCTATTTATGCGCTGGCGACTGATGACCGCGGCGAATTGTGTTATCTGCATCGCACCCTGCTCGATGGGGATAAAAAGGCGCAAACAGGTGGCGCGGCCAAGAAAATGATGAAGCTGCAGGAAGACAGTTATTTAGAATTCGCTAAGTCGGTGGCCATTCGCATGTTCCCTACGGCTTCCACGCTCGGAATTGCTGAAGGCATCGAAACCGCGCTGGCCTGTCATCAGATCACGAAGTGCCACACCTGGGCGACGATGAACACCGCTTTCATGAAAAAGTTTCGGGTTCCAGCCGGGGTAAAGAACCTCATCATTTTTGCAGACTCCGACGCTAACGCTGCCGGTCATGCTGCAGCCTTTGAATGCGCAGCTGCAAATCTCCACGCTAAGAACGATCTGGAAAGCGTATCCGTTCGCTGGCCTGCGCAGGGAGACTTTAACGATCTGCTCATCAACGGCTCAGAAGTATTCGAGTGGGTATTTCACCGGGGGATGAAACAGTGAAGAAGCCAGCCATCGTAAAAGTGAAGGTATACAAGCCGAAGAAATGCCCTCAGTGCGGGGAGACCTTCACACCAGATCGTAATCTGCAAAAGGTCTGCGGCCCTCTCTGTGCCATAGGCCACAACCGCGCCCTTAAAGCAAAAAAGGCAGAGGCAGAAAGAAAGGACAAGCTGAAGATGCGCAAAAAGGCGCTACTGACTCGTGGCGACTACATCAAGAAAGCTCAGACCGCCTTTAATGCTTTTATCCGCGAGCGCGATGAGGGGAAACCCTGCCCGTCCTGTGGGACATATCACCCGCCAATGGTCTTTGGCGGCCAGTGGGATTGCGGTCACTTCATGGGAGTAGGCGCTCGCCCTGAATTGCGCTTTGAAGAGAAGAACGCATATCGGCAGTGCAAAGCCTGTAACGGTGGATCAGGTCGCTTCGCTGCTAAGAACGCGACTGTACATGTTCGCTATCGGGAAACGCTGATCAAGTGGTATGGGTTGTCGCTGGTGGAATGGCTGGAAGGCCCACACGAGGCGAAGCATTACTCAAAAGAAGACCTGGAAGAAATAGCGGCTAAATACCGCCGTAAAACCCGCGAACTGAAAAAGCAGAGGGCCGCATGAATTACGATCTTATCTACTGTGATCCGCCGTGGGAATACGGCAACAGAATCAGCAACGGTGCGGCCTGTAATCATTACAGCACAATGAACATGGATGACCTTAAACGGCTACCTGTCTGGTCTCTGGCGGCTGATAACGCTGTGCTGGCGATGTGGTACACCGGGACCCATAACCGTGAGGCTGTAGAACTGGCTGAATCATGGGGTTTCCGGGTCAGAACGATGAAAGGCTTTACCTGGGTAAAACTGAATCAGAACGCCGCAGACCGTTTCGATAAGGCACTCAGCGGCGGCGAGCTGGTGGACTTCAATGATCTGCTTGTGATGCTGGACCGTGAAACGCGCATGAACGGCGGAAATCATACCCGGAGCAATACAGAAGACGTCCTGATAGCCACCAGGGGGACCGGGTTAATCCGTGCCAGTGCTTCGGTAAAACAGGTCGTTCATACCTGTCTCGGTGAGCATAGCGCTAAACCGTGGGAAGTAAGGAACCGACTGGAGCAATTATACGGCGATGTGAAACGGATAGAACTATTCGCTCGGGAAGAATGGAAAGGATGGGACCGCTGGGGAAATGAATGCAACAACAGCGTCGAAATTATTACCGGACTGATTAAAGAGGTGAACCATGCAGCGTGATATTCAACTTGTACTCGAACGGTGGGGAACCTGGGCGACTAGTGAAGGAACTCAGGTTGACTGGTCTCCTATTGCTGCCGGGTTTAAGGGGCTTCTGGTTAATACGGGGAAGTCCCGCGAATCATGCTGTGACAATGACGGGATGATCGTTGATACGGCTGTAGGAATGCTCAGACGGGCAGGGAGAGAAGACGAATTAAATTTGGTGATGCTGCATTACATGTACAACGTTTCCAAATCGACTATTTCTCGCTGGGAAAAATGTTCCGAGGGGAAAATACGCAACAGGCTGATGATTGCCGAAACGTTTATTGATGCCTGCATCATTATGACGGGGGCCAGATTAGAAATGGATGACTGGACCCATAAAAGAGAAATAGAAAAAGTTGCTTAAAAGGCTATTCGTTACGAATTTAATCAATTATTGTGTTAAGAGTGGTCACTTAGACACAAACTTAAATATTACAGAACCTCGCCAAATGGCGGGGTTTTTTCATTTCAGGCCCAGGCTAAACCCTTCAGATTACCCCTTAATCAAAGAGCCTGTGGCCTGTTCCTATTCTCTATGCACTGCCCCCGTATTCATCGGAGGTGAGAGACTATGAAAATGCCCAATAACCCGAGTAACTGGCCGGATTTGCTGGAGTTGCTGCAGAGCTGGTGGCGCGGAGATACGCCGCTGGGCGCCGTGCTGCTCTCAGTTTTCATGGCGGGCCTTCGAATCGCTTATGGCGGCGGCGGCTGGAAAAAGATGTTTCTTGAGGGGCTTCTGTGTGGGGCGATAACGCTGACATGCGCATCGGGGCTTGAATACTTCAACTTTCCGAAAACCCTCTCAATCACCATTGGCGGTGGGGTGGGGTTCGTAGGCGTAGACGCCATCAGGGCTTTTGCAATGAAATATCTTGGCAGCCGATTCGGTATCGGTGGTGGCGATAATAAGGCGTAATCATGACTGCAGATCAGATTATTGAGGGCATCCTCGGAAAAGAGGGCGGTTATGTAAATAACCCCTCAGATAAAGGTGGGCCCACCCGATGGGGCATTACGCAGAATACCGCCCGCGCTTACGGATATACCGGGGATATGAAGTTATTGCCACGTCAAACGGCCAAAGCCATTTACCTGTCGCAATACTGGACGGAACCGAAGTTCGACCGCATCGCCGAACTCTCGCCAGCCATCGCACAGGAATTGTGTGATACCGGCGTAAACATGGGGCCGCGCGTCGCAAGTACATTCCTTCAGCGCTGGTTAACGGCGCTGAACATGCAAGGCAAGCTATATCCAGAGCTGAAGCCGGACGGCGCGATCGGCTACATCACTATTGCGGCGCTGAAAAGCTATCTGGCCGTTCGCGGCAAAGATGGCGAAATCATGCTGCTGAAGGGGCTGAATTGCAGCCAGGGTGCCCGATATCTTGAGCTTTCTGAATCTCGGGTGGCAAACGAAGATTTTCTCTATGGTTGGGTAAAGGAAAGAGTAGAACTATGAACTATCTCATTAATCGACTGAAAGAAGCCTCCACCTGGCGCGGCATCATTCTTGTTGTTGCTGGCGTATTTGGCTATCAGATGCCGCCGGGCATTCAGGAAACGGTCATTGCTGGCGGAGTAGCGCTGGCCGGCATTGTAGGCGCAGTGATGCCTGACAGCGTTAAGAAGTAACCCGTCAT